TATACTATTTTTTTATACGTTTTTCAATGACTAATTTTGCTTCTTTTACCGCACCCAGTATAGATTTTCTTATGTCTAACTTTTTACTTTTTAATGCACTGATAGACATATTTTCTAGATCATTTACAATTTGTTCTAGTTCGTCTATATCGCAATCTTCATATTTCTTGTATCTGGAGTCCGTCATGACACACTTATTTAAAAAGATTTAGATTGGTATTAACCAATAACAAAACTGTGTGGAGTTCCACCTTCTGCGAAATTGCCTAGGTCTTGTTCTAGTCTATCAATTTCTGCTTGACCTTCTTGTTTTAGAGCATCACCATTAAGTGTTGTGCCACCCTGTGGACCTGCAATAGTATTAAATTTTCCTCTTGCTTCACCCAACATTATTTTAGACACAGCAAGTGTGTAATCTCTGATCCATGGTTTGGAATAAATGTCCTTGAATAATGTTATGTCAGGTCTATAGTTGTCAGTGTGCATCAATACAGTTTCATCATCTGCTCTTGGCCTTTGTGTGATAGTCAGTTTTTTAGTAGCAACATCAAAGTGGAATTGGATGAAACTTCCAAACATTTTTCCAATCATTTCTTGGTAGGAAGCGAATGCATAGTAAGTTGCTAATCCACCTGTTGCACCTGCCCTCAAAAGGTATGTGTTTGTGTAGGCTAGGTTGAATGGTTCAAACAATGTACCACCTTCGCCACCTTCTGTTCTTGAACCAACTGTTCTCCTGTTCAGATTCCTCACATTAATAATCTCATCTGGCAGTATGTAACTGTTTTGGTTTTTCTTTAATTCTAAGAATGCGTATGATTCTTCCACAGCATTTGAAGATCTTTGTCTGAATTTATTTACTGCCCTTTCCAGTGCCGTTTGATAGTGTTTTGGGTCTAATTCCACGTCAATCATCCCGTCACCGAGACTGTTCTTAACGTAATCGAAAATTTCCTGTTGTCCTGTTTGTAGTTCTGACATACTCATATTTATAGTCATTGCCTGTGCAATAAATATGTATGATATGCCAAGATTATCCATTTTTAAGCCTGAAAAGGGCAATGACTACAAGTTCTTCGATCGTAACATCAAAGAGATGTTCACAGTGGGAGGAACAGACTTACACTTCCACAAATACGTAGGTCCATATGATCAAGGTGACACAAACAAAGACGGAGCGGCAAGTCCCACACAACCGCAATATTCTGGTGACAGCCTAAACGAAAGAACCATACAAGATTTATTATTCTTAGAAAACAGGGATAGAAAATATGACGACGATGTTTACGTTGTAAGGGGGATCTATAATGTACAGGACGCTGACTTCAATTTATCTCAGTTTGGAATGTTTTTACAGAACGACACATTATTTCTCACAGTGCATTTAAACGACATAGTTGAAAGACTTGGCAGGAAGCCAATGGCAGGAGATGTTATAGAATTCCCGCACATGAAAGAAGATTATTCATTAGATGAAAGCATTCCTATCGCACTAAAAAGATACTACGTTGTAGAAGATGTAAACAGGGCGGCAGAAGGGTTTTCAGCATCATGGTGGCCTCATCTACTTAGGTTAAAAATGAAAACTCTAGTAGATTCACAAGAGTTCAGAGACATACTTGGCGACGCAACTACTGAAGGATCTGTGGCAAGTTACATGAGCACCTACAACAGAGAAAAAACAATTAACGATCAAGTTGTTGCACAGGCAGAAGCGGATGCTCCAAAGGCAGGATTCAATTACAAACAATACTACGTTGCACCTATAGATGAAAGGGGTAACATCAGGACTGAAAATGTCAACACAGAAGACCAAAGAGCAAGTACCGATAGGACAGTTAATGCAACTGTTGATACTCCGGCTAGTTCACATTACGGATTTTATATAGATGGAGATGGTGTTGCACCAAACGGAAATCCAGCAGGATTTGGGATATCTTTCCCAACATCGGGTGTGGACAAAGGTGACTATTTCTTAAGGACAGACTTCTTGCCTAACAGATTATTCCGTTATGACGGAGCCAGATGGGTTAAAATTGAGGACTCTGTGAGAATAACTACAACTAACAATGATTCTAGAGGAAACTACAAGACAAGTTTTGTAAACAATACGACAGAATCGACTATAAACGGTTTAACAGTTACACAAAGACAGTCATTGGCAGATGCTCTGAAACCAAAGGCTGACAATTAAGAATGCTACACTTTTACGAAGGACAAGTTAGAAAATTTCTTACTCAATTTATTAGGATATTGAGTAACTTCTCTGTGGAGACTGGCAGAGGCAAGGACGGAGCAGTAAATCTGCGAGCGGTGCCTGTGGTTTACGGAGATCCAACAAGACAAGTAGCAAACATTATTAGAAATAATTCAGAGAATGCATTACAGTATGCACCAAGAATTGCCGCATATGTTAGAGAATTAAATTATGACAGAGATAGAATGCAAAATCCTTATCATATTGAAAAACAACATTTAAAAGAAAGAGATGTTGATTCAGATGGCAACTATACAAGCCAATTAGGTGCTGGTTATACTATAGAAAAAGTCATGCCATCACCTTTTAGATTGGAAGTATCTGCTGATATATGGACAACAAACACAGACCAAAAATTACAGATTATGGAACAAATATTATACTTGTTCAACCCAGATTTTGAAATACAGAAAACGGACAACTACATTGACTGGACTAGTTTAAGTTATGTAGAATTAACAGGAACTACATTTAGTTCGAGAACAATACCGGTTGGGGCAGATTCGGAAATAGATATTGCCACGTTAACATTCTCAATGCCAATATGGTTATCACCGCCAGTAAAAGTGAAAAAACTAGGTGTCATACAAAAAATTATAATGAGCATATACGACGACGACGGTGGTATAGCAAAAGGATTGATAGATGGAGAACTTGTTTCGAGAAGTTACATAACACCAAACAATTTTGGATTGTTGGTGACAGGAAATCAACTGAGATTATTGGGTTCAACAGGCACTAATGTCAAGTCAGGTGGTGACGGATTCTATTCAGGTGCAAATGCACCAACAAATTTTGATCCATTTGAAACATTTGGCCCAGCAGTCAACTGGAAAGTGTTACTAGATCAATACGGCAAGGTCACAAACGGCACATCACAAATAAGATTAACACAACCAAACGGTAATGAAATAATAGGAACCATAGCAACAACATCACTAGATGACACAATATTATTGTATACAATAGACGATGACACAATACCAAGCAACACACTAACCGCTGTTAAGAAGATTATAAATCCGTCAACATTTGACCCAGGTACACCAACAAATGGTGATAGATATTTGGTCATAGATGACGTAGGTGATTCAACATCAACTTACCAAAGTGCCACTTGGGGTACGCTTGTAGCCAGTGTGGGTGATATTATAGAATACAACAGCACAACAAGTAAATGGAACATATCCTTTGATGCTTCTAATCCGGACAGCACACAACACTATGTTACCAACTCAAACACAGGAATTCAATACAGATTCAATGGTACAGAATGGGTGAAATCTTACGAGGGCGTGTACACGCAAGGTAATTGGAGCATTGTACTGGATGGTGGAGCAGATCCAGGATACAACTCATCATTTGACGCCACTACTCCATAATTGTTATAATATAGCATGAAAGAAAACATAGTTTGTTCAGGTGCCCTGTTCTACGCAACAAGCACTAAACGTTTCCTGTTCTTGCAGAGGACTGATAAGAAAACACAAGGCATGTGGGGATTGGTTGGCGGTAAATCTAAATTCACTGAGTCCGCTTTCGAAGGACTGAAACGTGAGATAGAAGAAGAAACCGGTAGTCTGCCCAAATTTAAAAAAGTTATACCGTTAGAGATGTTCACATCAAATGATCAAAAGTTTTTCTTTCACACATATCTCATCGCGATAGAATCTGAATTCATACCTAAACTTAACGATGAACATTCAGGATACTGTTGGACTGCTTTTGAATGCTGGCCCAAAAACTTACATATGGGTCTCAAAAATACACTCAATAATAAAAGTATAAAAGGTAAGTTACAAACTATATTAGATTTAATTGTGTAAAAAAAAAGGCGATCCGAAGACCGCCTTTTGATTCTACTAAAAAGTATGAATATTTATTAGTGACTAGTTCTCACTGCCGCTAATACTGAACCTTGTCCCGCTTCTGATTTGCTAGTCAATGCTCTACCAATCACGTTGAATGCTGTGCATTCTGATTTTTGAGCCGCCCTAGCGTATCCAGGTACTGATGCAGAAATAAGTCTGTCACCTTTGTTCACTGTACCGATAACTTTTACGTCAACCCTACCTGTCATTGCGATGTAAGGGTGAGTGTTGTCGTTACCTGCTCCGCCGTTCATTTTGAATGCCGCTTGTTCTAGGCTAGAAACAACACCAAACACTTCGTCTGATGCTTCTTCGTTTACCTGTGTGATCTCTTCTGCGCCACCTAATGCAACAACTGTTCCTGGTGCGTATACTGAGTCAGATGCAAATCTTTCAGCGACGTCAGAATACTGTGCCGCTGTTGCTGTACCTTCTAGGTTCGCTAATAGCGTTCCTACTGATACAGTTATACCACCTGATTTGTCAGCCGCTGTTGAAGTTGTTAAACCCATTGCGAATTTGTCTGCTGATTCATCCCAAACGATTGCCGCGTTGTTACCTGTTGAACCCCTCTCAATGATGATACCCGCATCGTTAGTTGATGCTGATATACCAGTGTTAAGTTCAATTAAGTTATCTGCTATTGTTGTGTTTGTTGAACTGACTGTTGTTGTCGATCCGTTTACAGTCAAGTTACCTGTCAACACAAGGTTACCGCTTATTAAGGCGTTGTTAGTAATAACTGTGTTACCTGTTGCTGTAATAGTACACAGGCCTGTTGATGTTACAGTTAAATCAGTACCATCTGATTCAATCTTCTCACCACCTGCACCAAAGGCAATTCCTACGTCATTAGGAATGTGTACGTCTGATGTTGCTGTAAGATTAATTTTAGCACCTGATGTTATTGTAAGGTCTGTATTATCACCCTCAATTTTTTCACCTGTACCAAATGTTAAACCAACGTCTGCTGGTATCACAACGTCTGTCGTTGCAGTTAAATCAATTGCGTCACTTGATGCGATTGTTAACTTTGTACCATTACCTTCGATTTTCTCACCGTCGTTTCCAAAAGTCATTCCAATATCTTGACCAATGTTGATATCTCCACCTGATCCAACTGTGATTGTTAGGTCAGTATCGTCTGATTCAATCTTTTCGTGTGTACCAAATGTTACACCTACGTTAGCCGGTATCGCAACGTCTGTCGTTGCTGTTAAATTGATTAGAGCGCCTGAAGTAACTGTTAAATCTGTACTATCACCTTCAATTTTTTCTCCAGTTCCAAATGTGATTCCAACGTTTGCTGGTACTACAACGTCTGTTCCTGCTGTAAGGTTGATTGCACCTGTGGCTGTGATTGTTGTTGCCGCTACTGCGAAGTCTGCCACTTCTGTTGCGTCTGCTGTTATCTCTACTTTACCTGTTCCTGAGTCAGTTACAGTTACGTTTGAGTTCAATTGTGAAATAGCGTTACTTGAAAATGCCGCTACTGAATCGTCTACGTATTTCTTGTTTGCGAATTGACCGTCTGCCGCCGGTGCCGATGTCGTTCCGCCTGTTATTGTGTTTGCTGAGGCTGAAATAACGATATCACCTACTTCTAATCCGTTATTAACCCTAAAGTTTCTTGTTGTCATGGTTCCATATCTCCCACATGATTGTTGTTATTATTGCTGTATTTATGGTAGAATTGGTATTATTCTGCTAGAGCGTTTATTCTGTACGCATTTACTACGGTTGATGAACCAGATGTGGATGATACACTTAACTGTAGGCTGTTGTCAGCGTCTGATTTGAATCCTGCTGTAAATTCAAGTTGTGTGGTTCCTTTTGTTGACACATAAGTTCCCGGTGTTACTGTCGCTTCTCCCGGTGCACCTGCACAGAAAACTTCATACACACTGTAGTGACCTTCACCTGCGTTTCCGCCTACAACGTAGTACATGGCCGCTGTTGCATCGTCTAAGTCAAAGTCGTCAAACGCTGTGGCACTGGAACTTACTGTAGTTGCGCCTATTATCTTCTGGTTACCATTTGACACAGCAGTCATTGAATCTGATAACAAAGTTTTGTGTATTTTTAGTGATAGATTTGGTTCAAGGCCTGCCGCTGACACTACAACATTGGTGCTGACTATCTGTGCTGTCAATGTGATCATATCGTTGCTCCCTGTGTTCACTATACCATACTGAGAAATATATGCTGTGGACCCATCATGCACCACAAGTGCTTCTATGACACCTGTTTCTGTTTTTGTATTGTTGTCTATTAGTATGGTGTATTTTGCCGCCCTGTATGTGCCGTGTGCAAATGAGTCTATGGTTTCAGATGCAGAATCAACATCTGTGTTAGAAGTTGTGACTGTGACACCTGCAGTTGCGTCGGAAGTGTTTGCTCTCGATATCGGAATCTTGTAATAACTTATTTTAGAATCATTACTTGGTGCTGTAATCTTCACCCTGACCTGGCTATTGGATATGTCTGCAGTGGTAGATGGCAATGAGTTGTTGGCGTCTGATGCACCACCCCTTGGACCACTTATAAAAGCGTCTGTGTCGTTGTGAGCGACAGTGAAACAAGATGCACTTGAACGGTCGTTTGTAAGATCGTTTAACGCCACAAAGTACCATGCCATGTCCGCACTTGACGACTGGAAGTAGTCTACGGTCCTAGCAGAAGTACTTACTGACTTGTTGTTCTTTATGACTACCCGTGTATCGTCTGAAGCAGTTGTGGTACTTGAACCAAATGACAGTGTACCTGCTCCATCTGTTTTCAAAAATTCACCTGCACTACCGTCAGTGGTTGGCAAAGTGAACGCAACACCACCTGAAGTGATGATTACACCACCTGTGCCGGCTGGTGTGATGTTAATACTTGCATTTGATCCATTGGATACAATGTCGTTAGTGGTTACTGAAGTTGCAGTCACAGATCCGTCGACGGTAACTGCTCCGTTAACATCAAGTGTTGTTCCGTTTAATAATTTTAATGCGTCGCTGTTCAATCTCATTGCAATCGTGTTTGAACCCGCTTTCTTGACATTGAATTCTATCGCACCATCTTCCGAACTGTCTGAAGCGTCTAGTATTTTTCCTGATATAGATCCATACTGTACTTCCTGATCGGCATCATTTTCACCTTTGAATTTAATTCTTCCTATGTAATCTGCATCTGCTGGACTACCACTGTTTCTCTTCAAGGTAAAAACAGGTGCCGCACTGTTTGATGCTTCTGTCGTTGTTATTAAGAATGAATCATCTGTGGTTGTTGTTACAATACTCAGTGAACCAGTAATACTTCCGTTGCCTGTTCCACTAAATGCATTAATTGTTGGATTAGTTAAAGTTTTATTTGTTAAAGTTTGTGAACCGGCCAATGTTACAACTGTGCTATCAATGGCTGTGGTCACTGTGTTACCACTGACAGACGTGCTTATGCCGTTGCCACCTGCGAAGTGTAACGTTTCTGAATCTAGATCAATTGCTATCGCAGTTGAATCATCAGCCGTTATATCAAGATCTTCTGCTGTAATCTGTGTGTCAACATATGCCTTAATAGATTGCTGTGTAGCAAGAGCGGTAGCACTATTAGTGCTAAGATTATCTTCATCTAGTACAGTTGTTACTCTTGCACCCGAACCGCCTAGTTGTAAACCTGATGCATTAAAAGTTCCAATAGTAGATCCGTCTACTGTTACTGTGATTGTTCCCGATCCACTATCTGCAACAGTAACGTTTGAATTGTTTTGCACAATTGACGTGGCAGAAATACTTCCTACCTCACTGTCAACGTATGCTTTGATTGACTGTTGTGTTGCTAAAAGCGTAGCACTGTTGCTTGACATGTTGTCTTCGTCTGCAATACCTGTTACTGTTGCTCCAGATGCCAATGCTAAACTTGTAGATGAACTTAAAGCACCTGCTACACTTAAAGTTCCTGTGACGTCAACATTTTCTGCTATTGTAATTTTTGTTGAGTCTGAACTGTCTAGTGTTGTTCCATTTACTCTTAATGCACTTAATAAAACATCACCTGTACCACCAGGTTGTATTGATACGTCGGCATTACTTGGTGCTGATATTGTTGATCCTGAAAAGGTCAAATCACCTGTAGATGCCGCTGATATGAAACTTAATGTGCCAGAACCGTTTGTTGCTAGAACTTGGTTTGCTGAACCATCTGATGTTGGATATGCCAATCCGCCTGCAGTCAAAGTTCCTGTAACGTCAACGCTTTCAGCGAATGTTATTTTTGTTGAATCTGCGGCACTGAAAGTTGTGCCATTTACTGTTACTGCATCTAGGACTATGTTTCCTGTGCCTGATGTTGAAAATGTTAAATCTGCGTTTGAAGGTGCTACTATGTTAGTGATTGATATATCACCCTCTGCACCAAATTCTAATCCTGTACCTGCCCCATTTACTTTTAGGACTTGTCCTGCTGAACCAATTGCGTTAAGGCCTGTTCCACCAAATGCTACGCCTACCGCGTCACCCGACTGGAATTCTGCTAATCCCGTGGCAACATTTGACTCATTAAAGACTACTCGTACCGGTGTTTTTTCTGCCATATCCTAGTTCTGTGCCCGGCCTTATTGGACTCACCGGATGCATTTCCTTTTGTTTATGTTTATGTAGGTATTTATGGATTTTTTGAATTAAAACTGGAACAGAGTTGCACCAGCGGCGTTTGATGCCAAAGTGCTACCGCTTGTAAGTGTGAATGTTTGATTTGCTTCAGTGTAAACAGGAACGTCTTCCACAGTGCCATTGAACTCTAACGTAAGATCTGCTGTGCCTGCCAAGAACTGTGCGTCTGTTTTGTTTGTGCTACCATCACTCACAAATACTTTGACAAATTGTATCGGTCTAGCCGCAGTTTTACTGGTTTTGCCACCAAGGACTATTGGTTGATCAACAACCTTTGATCCTGAAGGTAATGTTGCTCCTGTGGCCGCAATAGCAATACTACCTGTTCCATCTGAAGAAATAGTTGCACCGCCAATATCTAATGTCTCTGCAGAAAGAAATGCTGTTGACCATCTTCTTGATGCCGAACCTAACTGGTAAACACCATCTGCACTTGGTATTAAGTTACCTGCTACCTGCACTCCAGCACTAGAGTCTTCGGTTGATATTGTTGTACCTGCCACTCTTATTCCTTCGATTACAACGTTACCGTTGCTTGAAACTAACGTTAAGTCTGCGTTGCTGGGTGCAGTCAAAGTTGAGCCGATTGCTGTTAAATCTCCCAAACTGCTACTACTACTAGTATTATTATCAACATATGCTTTGATTGACTGTTGGGTTGCTAGTGCTGTTGCACTATCAGAACTTAGGTCATCTTCGTCTAATATTGTTGTTACGCCAGCACCAGAACCAATTTTAAATGTATCATCAACAACAACACTACCAGATCCTGAAGTTGTTAATGTCAAATCTCCATTGCTTGGTGCAGAGATTGTTGAACCTGTGATTGTCATGTCACCTAGTGACTTTAATGTATCAGCATATCCAAGGCTTGTCCATGCTGTTGATCCGTCTCCAATTTTGAATCTATTAGTGTCCGATTCCCAACCAAACTCTCCTGCCGCCATTGTTGGGTTATTGGATGTCCAGTCTGCCGCGGTGTCTCTTCTTAATTGTATCTGTGTTGGCATTATTCTGCTGTGCCTCCGTCTATTGCTGTGATCCCACCGTACGTCGAAGCGGCCGTTCCGCCATCAAGACTACCGGATCCACCACCAGAAGAATCTGCAAAAGATAAAACTCCTGAACCATTAGTTTGTAAAACTTGGTTTGCACTACCGTCTGAAGACGGAAGAGTGTATGCATTAGATATATTAATTTTGCCAGAACCGGCTGTTGTAAGTGTCAAATCTGCGTTGCTTGGTGCGGACAGTGTTGAACCTACTGCACTTAGATCACCTAGACTTGAACTTGAACCGCCACTGATAGTAATAGTTTTAGTTGTGCCTGTACCTGTGGCTGTGACCCCCGAACCTACAAAGTTCAAAGTTGTGGCCGCAGTTGATAATGCCGATCCTTCTTCTTGAACAGTCAACGTACCACCACTTCCAGAAGTAATAATTGTTCCCCCTGCTGTAGAGCCGTCACCTATTCTTAAACTACCTGTGTCCACGTCAACTGCAAGGTATCCGTCTTCGATAATGTGTGTAGATAAATCGTAATCTTTGTAAGATCCTACTAGTTTCCTGAATGCCATGTACGCTCCTTAATTTTGGCCAGATAATGTTTTTAGTCTTTGTATGAATTCACTTTCTGTTTTTGGTTCCTTGTTCTTCATTTCTTTTGGTACACCTGGTTGATCTCCATTTGTGACTTCAGGTGCTTGAACCAATGGTGCATCAACCCTTGCTTCTTCGTCTGCGGCTCTTTGATCGGCGTCCTGTTGTATGTTTGAGAACTGTCCAAGGTCTTTGCCTGCTTCCTGTTTCTTTAATTCTAATTCTTGTTGTTGTGGAAAAACTGTTGCCACTGTGTTTGGATCGTCTGTTGCAACCTTGCCTGGGTTGTCGCTGTTATCCGTTGCTGGCTTTTCTGTTTTATCGTCAGCGTCAGCCACTGATACACCTTTTGCACCCATTAATTGATTTAATAATGCTTCGTCTTCTTTATCTGGAATTGCTTTTATGTTGATGTCAATTTCCTTATATCTCATAATTTATTACCCAGCACTAATTTTTACTGTGCCGCTATCGTTCCAGAGTTGACCTGCATTACTAGGATCACTTGTTGGCAAATCTTTTGCCATAACTTTTCCTGATTCATTAACCATTACAGTACCACTTTGATCTGGAAA